CTTTTCTGCAAAAGCTGTTATAATAAGTACTTCTCAGGAGATTTATTATGACAGCAAAAATGTTTAGCGGTGACCAAAAGATCAAACTAACACAATTAGTTAACGAAGGTATGGCAGTAATGCACGAAATCGATACACTAAACGAAGGGCTATCCGATACAGTCAAAGCAATTGCTGAGGAACTAGAAATTAAACCTAGTGTACTTAAAAAAGCAATTCGCATTGCACACAAAGCAAGTTTAACGCAAGCAAATCAAGAACACGAAGACCTAAATACAATTTTGGAAACTGTGGGTAAAACAATTTGAGTTATGTAGACGCCATCCATTCTAGGGATGAAGATAGAATTTATGTAGTAGAACGAGGTAGTGACGGTAAACGCCACTATAACGAGTATCCTGCCAATTATGTTTTATACTATAGTGACCCAAAAGGTAAGCATCGTAGTATCTATGGTAACCCGGTAAGTAGATTCAGCACAAGAAAACGAACAGAGTTTGAAAAAGAAAGAAGAATACACTCGGGCAAAGAATTGTTTGAGAGCGATGTCAATGTTGTATTCCGCTGTTTAAGCGAAAACTATCTTGGCATTGATGCTCCTAAACTTCATACTTGCTTCTTTGACATTGAGGTAGACTTTGATCCTGTTAAAGGATTCAGCCCAACATCAGATCCGTTCAATCCAGTTACAGCTATCAGTTGTTACTTAGATTGGCTAGACCAATGTATTACATTAGTGATTGCTCCTAAGCATATGACTGATGAAACAGCAAAAGATATCATTGGTGAGTTTGAGAATACAATGCTACTCAAAACTGAGAAGGAAATGTTTGATGTTTTCTTCCAACTTATTGAGGATGCTGATGTATTGACTGGTTGGAACTCAGAGGGCTATGATATACCCTACATGGTTAATCGTGTTACTAGAGTAATGAGTAAGGATGATACACGTAAGTTTTGCTTGATGGGTCAACTTCCAAAGCCTAGGGAATATGAACGATTTGGTAAGAGTGAAACAACTTATGACTTAATAGGTCGTATTCACTTGGACTATCTACAGTTGTACAAAAAGTATAACTATGAAAGTCGCCATAGTTATAAACTTGACTCCATCGGTGAGATGGAAGTCGGTGAAAACAAAACACAATATGAAGGTACTCTTGACCAACTGTATAACAAAGACTTTAAAAAGTTTATTGAATATAACAGACAAGATACAATGTTGTTGGTGAAGATTCACAACAAACTTAAGTTTTTAGAATTAGCTAATCAACTTGCACACGAGAATACAGTACTGCTTCCAACAGTAATGGGTTCAGTGGCAATGATTGAGATGGCTATTTTTAATGAGGCCCATGAACGTGGGTTGGTAGTTCCTGATAAAAAACGAAAGGTTGAAAATGAAGAAGATGTCCAGCAGGCAGCAGGTGCCTTTGTTGCTACGCCCAAGAGAGGGATGCATGAATATGTCGGAGCCGTTGACATCAACTCGCTCTACCCCTCGGTTATTCGTGCCCTCAACATGGGTGGTGAGACCATCATTGCTCAAGTCAGACAAACACTCACTGACCAATACATGCATGACAAAGGTGTACGATTAGCGAGTGAAAAGAAACGTCACAAAGAGGGTGATGATGCAGTGACTGGTAGTATACTGTGGGAGAATTTGTTTGGTGCATTAGAGTACACAGCAATTATGAACCAAGAACGTGGCACTATGCTTACAGTGGATTATGAAGATGGTCGTTCAGTAGAAATGTCGGCGGCAGAAATCTGGAAGATGATTTTTGATAATCACAATCCCTGGATGATATCGGCAAATGGTACAATCTTTACTTATGAAAAAGAGGGTGTTGTTCCAGGTTTGTTAACTCGCTGGTACTCAGACCGCAAAGAAATGCAGAAGAAACTAAAAGAAGCAACAACACAAGCTGACAGAGAGTACTGGGATAAGCGACAACTTGTTCGTAAGATTTTATTGAACTCGGCTTATGGTGCATTGTTGAATGAACATTGCCGCTTCTATGATAAACGTATTGGTCAATCAGTTACATTAAGTGGTCGCCAGATTGTTCGTCATATGATGAGCCACATCAATCAAACTGTAACTGGTGAATATACACATGAAGGAGAAGCAATTGTATACGGCGATACTGATAGTTGCTATTTTACTGCGTTTCCAACGCTTAAAGAGCAAATCAAAAGCGGAGAATTAGATTGGAACAAAGAAACTTGTATTGGGTTATACGATAGCATTGCTGACCAAGCTAATGAATCGTTCCCATCCTTCATGGAGAAAGCATTTCATGCACCTCGCAAGAACGGTAGTATTATTAAAGCAGGTCGTGAATTGATTGGTGATCGTGCTATCTTTATGGTTAAGAAGCGTTATGCTATTAACATCTTTGACAAAGAGGGTAAGCGCAAAGATAAAGATGGACAACTAGGTGATATCAAAGCTATGGGTCTTGATTTGAAACGAGCAGATACTCCGAAGTACATACAAGAATTCTTAATGAATGTATTGCAGATGGTACTACAACAAGGTCAAGGCCGTACAGAGGTTATTGAAACAATCAAAGACTTCAAACGAATATTAACCTCACAGGAATCATGGACTAAAGGTTCACCCAAAGGGGTAAACAAACTTACATACTATGGTGACTTAGAAGCCAACAGCAAAACTGGTCGTGCTAATATGCCCGGGCATGTTCGAGGATCACTTAACTACAACTATTTGCGTAAAGTACATAGCGACAATTATTCTATGAAAATTGTCGACGGCATGAAAGTTATTGTATGCAAATTAAAACCCAATCCATTAGGATTCACTAGTATTGCATACCCAACTGACGAATTGCGTTTACCAAAATGGTTTCAAGACTTACCATTTGATGATGAAGCAATGGAACAAACATTGGTTGACGAAAAAATTGAAAACTTACTAGGTGTATTAAATTGGGATTTACGATCCAATACAGATACTAAGACAACATTTGATGATTTATTCTCATTTGGTTAAATTGATGTTGACTTACACAAAATATTCCACTATAATACGCACAGAAGTTACCTAAATATATTAAAGGAAATAAAATGAAAGATACACTACAAAACATTATTCAATACACAGCTGGTCTAGGTGAGATTGATTTAATTAAAATTACAGGCTCTGATACAGAAACTCTGATTGGGGCAAATGCCGAGAACAAAACTCTTGTTATCACTGGCAGTTTGTCAAATCCTCATCCCGAACTAATCGGTGTATTTGGTATGCCTAATCTACCAAAGTTAAAAACTATTCTTGGCTTTGATGACTACGATGCTGAAGCAGTAATCACAGTTAATAAGCGTTCAGATACCGGTGAGCCAGAAACTATTCACTTTGCAACAAAGAACAATGATTTTGTTAATGACTATCGTTTAATGTCAAAAACAGTTGTTGAAGATAAAGTTAAGACACTTATCTTTAAGGGTGTTGTTTGGAACATTGAATTTGAACCCAGTGTTGCTAGTATCATGCGTTTGAAGAAGCAAGCGAGTGCTAATAGCGAAGAAACATTCTTTACAACTAAAATGGAGAAGGGTGATTTAAAAGTATATTTTGGTGACGCAAGTACACACAGCGGTAATTTTATCTTTCAAAGTAATGTCCAGGGTAATCTAACTAAAGCATTGCAGTGGCCCGTTAATGTTGTTACTGCAATTTTAAGTTTACCCGGTGACAAGAAATTCCGTATTAGTGATCAAGGTGCTGCCGAAATCACAGTTGATAGTGGCGTAGCAAAATACAGTTATATTCTGCCAGCACAATCAAAATAATAGAATGATGGATCAAGTAAACTTATCACAGCAACATAAACCCGATTGGGCTTTATTCTTACCAGCAGTAAGTAGTTTCTTTATTGCTGGTTTGGGTAAGCAACGCAAGGGTGAGCAATACTTTGACGCCGCAAGAATCCCTGCAGGCTTTAATGGTGATGTTGAAAAATTAAACTTCTTAAATTCTAAAGAAGGCCTTTATACATACAAGTGGGGCTTGTACTCTGCTGGTCATGCTAACTTAGATACGACGGTCAATGACCACAATGAAAGTATCATCCGTGAACGTGAAGCTGGTACATTTATGTTAGGTGACTCAGGTGGATTTCAGATTCTTAAAGGTCAATGGCCTGCTGACTGGAAGGATCCTAATGATGCTAAGGCTATGATAAAGCGTAAAGCTGTATTAAACTGGATGGACACATACATGGATTATGGTATGTGTTTAGATGTACCTAGTCAAAGTTTCTTAAACACTGCCGCTATTCCATTACACGGTATTCATAATATCCAAGAAGCCATTAGTGCTACACATATCAATAACGAATATTTTATCAGTAATCGTAATGGTAAATGTAAATTATTAAATGTTCTTCAAGGTACTACTCATACTGAAAGTGATGGGTGGTATGATGAGATGAAGAAGTATTGTGACCCGAATATTTATCCAGACAATCATTTTAATGGTTGGGCTTTTGGTGGACAGAATAAGATTGATGTACACTTGATGTTGCGTAGACTAGTTGATATTATATATGACGGTTTACTAAAAGAAGGTAAACATGATTTGATTCATTGTTTGGGTGTGTCTATCTTGGAATATGCTGTACTGTTTACTGATATCCAAAAAGCTATTCGCAAGTATCATAACCCAAACTTACAGATTACATTTGACTGTGCAAGCCCATTCTTTAGTGCGGCTAAAGGTCTAGCGTATTTTAATAATACCATCGATGCAGACAAGAAGTGGTCATATCAAATGGAGAAAACTGCGGAGAATAAAGACTATGCAGTTGACAATCGTAAATTTAAGGACGCCGTAATCAATGATGGTATCCATAAAGTATTTACAGATAGTCCTATTACTGATAAACTACTAGTTAAAGACTTGTGCTATAGAGGACAAGGATTTATAGGTCAACATGGTAAAGAAACTAAAACAAGTTGGGATACACTAAGTTATACAATGTTACAAGCACACAATGTGTATCAACACATTTATGCTGTACAAGAAGCTAATCGTAAGTACGAACAAGGTGTTGTTCCGAAAATGATTCAACAAAAGTTTACTGGAGAAACATTCGGTGATGCAGTAAACGAGATTTTTTCTAAAAAGACTAGACAAGAAAGTTATGCTGAAATTGAAAAACATAGTAAACTATGGACTCAAATGCAATCTGGAAGTCAAGGCTTTTCAGGGAAGAAAACTATAAACTCAAGAACTAAATTTAACGAATTATTTGCAGAGGTTTAATATGTATGTACAACGCATTAAAACATTAGAAGATGCTTTCACTTTGATTGAAAAAAGAATTGAAAACAATGAGGGTGATTTATCAACACTCATTGAACAAAAATCAATCATTCAAAAAGAATTGTCTAATTTCCGTAGATTACAATGGGAAGAAGACCATGAAAGCGTTAATTTCGATGACGATCATTAATTTATACTAAAAAATACTTATGGAACAACGAGAACAAGCAGAATTTGAAAAACGTCAACGAATCAAACATCACGCCAAGCGTATGATTTTTGTTACTTTTCAAAAAGAGGGTATTCATATGTACCCGGTAGCGGCAACAGATCCGGCACTTGCGACAGGTGATGAATATGATGTTAGCTTTTTAGGAACTCCGCATCGTCACATCTTTCACTTTAATGTGGCGATTGAAGTATTTCACAATGACAGGGATATTGAATTCATTCAATTTAAACGCTGGTTAGAGAATCTCTATAAAGGCGGAACACTTGAATTGAATTACAAGAGTTGTGAAATGATTAGTGATGACCTCTATGAGCAAATCTCTAGTCGCTATCCTGATCGTAATATTGAAATCACAGTCTCAGAAGATAATGAGAACGGTGCAACGATATATTACACTACAAGTAGACCTTATCAACAACTAGCTATTTAAAGGAAATAAAATGGCAAAACAAACCTTTCAACCGAACCCACGAGTTCGTCAAATTTTCGATGACTTAGACAAGTACAGAGAATTTTGCGTAGATTATGGATACAAGTTTGATGAGGCAACAATGTACGATATGCGTAGTTATGTATATCGTCAACATAGTAAACAACTTGCTGGCAAGTATGCAAAAGACGGCTGGCAAGAAAATATGCCTAAATGAAAAAAGTAGTTTTAGTTACCGGTGGGTTTGACCCATTGCACTCTGGACATATTACCTATTTCAACTCAGCTAAAGAGATGGGTGATGTTCTAGTTGTGGGACTAAACTCTGACGATTGGTTGGCCCGTAAAAAAGGCCAACCTTTTATGTCATGGAATGAAAGATGCACTCTTGTTAAGAATCTTAAAATGGTTGATTATGTCATTGAGTTCAATGACAATGATGATACAGCCATTAATGCAATCAAATTAACTAAACAAACTTTCCCTGAACATCAAATTATATTTGCTAACGGCGGTGACCGTTCAGCAATAAATATTCCCGAAATGGAATATAAAGATGATAACCTTATTTTTAAATTTGGTGTAGGTGGTGAGAATAAAATGAATTCTAGTTCTTGGATATTACAGAACTGGGATAAACCAAAAACATTGCGTCCATGGGGATACTATCGTATACTACATGATGTAGATGGTACTAAAGTAAAAGAATTAACAGTAATGCCCGGGAAGAGTCTAAGTTTACAACGACATGAATTTAGAAATGAATTATGGCATGTAACTGAAGGTAAGTGTTTAGTAGAACAACAATTATATAGTGGTTATGTATTACCCACTGTAGAATTATCTATGCACAGTCAACTTTCTATTACAGTCAATGATTGGCATAGATTATACAATCCGTTTGATCTACCTTGTAGAATTGTTGAAATACAATATGGTAAACAATGTATTGAAGAAGATATTGAGAGAAAAATAGATGCGTAAATTATATTATATGGGCCTTGAACCTTATAAGGCACGTTATACACTACAGTTACAAGACTGGAACGAAAGTGTGTTCAAACGCAGGGGCATTGACTATGTTATTGTCCCGGGAGAAACGCTAGGCAATGATCAGGCTATTGTAACAGGACAAGTATTAGATGCACATGGTCGTACATACTTTGGTATGAGTCAGCTTATGAATCTTGTTAAGATGATGAAGGCAGGTGAGTTGAATAATGAAGATATTGTGTATTTTGAGGACATGTTCCAGCCTGGCATTGAATCATTGCCGTATATTCTTAAACAAATCGACCCAGTACTCAGGCCTAGGATTTATGTTCGCTGTCTTGCTCAGTCCATTGATCCTGATGATTTCGTTCACGTTTGGGGTATGTCTGACTTTATGGGACATTACGAAAAGATGGTGGACAGTTTCGTAGATGGCGTATTAGCTAGTAACGAAGAAATGGTAATGCACATGAAGATTGCAGGTTGGAAGGCTCCTATCTACAATATATCAGGACTAGCATTTGGTAAAGAAGAAGTTCGTAGTCGTGTCAACAATACTATTAAGCCATTCAATGAACGACCAATGCGTATTGCATTTAGTGCAAGATGGGATCAGGAGAAGCAACCTGACTTCTACATGGATGTGATTGAAGAATTTTTTGATCGTTTTGGTCTAAAGGATCGGCATGGTGTATATCGGAATGTAGAATTCTGTGTACTTAGTGGTAGTAAACTAAAAAGTAATAACGATAGTTATATGCAACGAACCAGAGAATTTCAACATGAGGGTCTATTAAGAGTTTACGAAGACCTAGACAAGAATGCATATTATGATTTGTTAAATGATACCAGAGTATTGTTTAATTGTGCATTACAAGATTGGGTAAGTAATACAGTAAGTGAGGCAGACAGTTTAGGTTGCAATGTATTGTATCCGGCATATCGCAGTTTCCCAGAAACGTTTGCAAATGACTATACAAGATTGTATTCGCCCTGGAGTGTTGAAGATGCGACAATTAAGTTGTATAATATGTTACATCAGCCGCACGTTAATCAAGGTAAAATTAGTGATTGGACTGATGGTACAATTGATAGAATCTGTGATATTCTAGAGGGTAAGGGGAAACAATGGTTGCGTATGGACACAGACTATCGCAAACATACAAGAGAAAGTAAATATTAAAAGGAGAAAATTATGTTTGAAACAACTTATGAAAATGAAATGTCATATCGTTCTGCTAGTGAAATTAACTCAGCGATGGGTCGTGTCTACGGACATATGAGTCTTGCTGTTATTGTATCAATGTTTGTCAGTTACTTTGTTGGCACAAGCCCGGAGTTGCTGGAATTCTTTTTTACAGGTGTACTGAAGTGGATTGTGATCTTTGCTCCACTTGCGGCAATCTTTGGTGTTAGTATGATATTGGCTAGTAATCCTAGCAAAGGCGTAGCACAGTTATGCTTACATGGCTTTGCGGCATTGATGGGATTGAGCTTTGCTACAATCTTTGCTGTGTTTACTATGGGATCAATTGTAAGTGCATTCATGGGTGCGGCAATCTTGTTTGGTGTAATGAGTGGTTATGGCTACTTTACAAAACAAAGTTTGGATAGTCTTGGTAAGTTTATGTTTGTTGGATTGATTGCTATTATTATTGCCAGTATCGTCAATATCTTTATTGGTAGTACAGTTATGCAGATGGTAATCTCTGCACTAGCAATCATTATCTTCCTTGGCTTAACTGCATATGACACACAAAAGATCCGTGAAGAACTTAGTTTAGAAACTAATAACAGTGCAGAAGTTCGTGGAGCATTGACTCTATACATGGACTTTATTAACTTGTTTATTAATCTGCTAAATCTGTTCGGGGATAGGAAATAATCATTACACATAGTGTACTGGTTAAAAATTAAATGCTTATAATTAAAGGAGAAAACATGAGCGCACAAAATGATATTGAAACAAGTTTAGAAGCATACAATGCTGAAAACGAAAAGTTTAACAAAGGCAATGCAGCCGCTGGTACACGTGCCCGCAAAGCATTAGCAGAGTTAGCCAAAGCAGTTAAGGCCCGCCGTAATGAAATTACAGCAGAAAAAGCCGCTAGAGCAGAAGCAAAAGCTAAGGCTTAATCATGGCTAGCAAGAAAATTAAACTTGCAGAAGTTAATTCATTGCCAACCGTTATTAAAGGTAGTCACTTAACTGTGACTACACATCCAGATGGCAAGACTTCTTTAGAATGGGATGATGAGGCATTAATGCGAGATGTTAGAGAAGCATTAGCAAGTGTTGAAGAATCAAAAATTCTTAATTCGGTTGAAGTATCTGTACAAGTAATAGAAAAAGCTAAACGCACATCAAAGAAGAAATCAAAATGAATAAGACAGTAGTTATTACGGGTGCTACGGGATTTATAGGTAGTCATACTGCAAAAGCCTTTAAGTCAGCTGGTTATAAAGTAATAGCTATTGATGAGAAGTTTACTATTCCGGAATCAACTAAGTTTTTTGATGATTTAATTATTGATGATTATGTAAACATGGCTGCATCAGTTGCTGTTATTAATGATGCAGATGCTATTATTCACATTGCCGCAACTAGTTTAGTTGGCCCTAGTATTATGCATCCACATAGATACTATGACAATAATGTATCTAAAACTAATCGTATGATGAATGACCTAATCAAACATGATTGGAAGGGTAAAATAATTTTCAGTAGTAGTGCGGCGGTTTATGGTAATCAATACCCACACAGTGAAGATGTTAGGAAAGATCCTATAAATCCTTATGGTAGAACTAAACTCATGGGTGAGTATATCATTGAGGATAGTTGCTATATTAGTAAAATGCGTGGAATTGCACTAAGATATTTCAATGCATGTGGTTGTGATATAGACGGTGAATTGGGCAATGTCAAATACGACAGTCATATAATTCCCGTACTAATTGAAAAATTATTATCCAAAGATAAATTTACTATTAATGGTAATGATTTTGATACCAAAGATGGTACCTGTGTCAGAGATTATCTACATGTAACTGATATAGCCAATGCACATTTAGAAGCAGTCTGTTTAGCCGAAAGTTTTGACTGCGGCAAGTTTGATGTGTATAATCTAAGCACGGGGATAGGTTATTCTAATTTAGATATAGTAATGCAAGCAGAACAAATTTTAGGAAAAAAACTAAATTATCAGTTTGGTCCTAAAAGGGAAGGTGATCCTAATGCATTAGTTGCAAATCCTGAGAAGTTTATGAAGGCAACTAGTTGGAAACCTTATCGTAGTGATTTGGAAACTATTATCAAATCTACATATGAGTGGATGAAAAAATTTGATTTTAGTGAAGAATAACTAAATACTTATGCTACACAACGGTAGCAAAATTTCAAAACAAAAACCATCACAAAGGAAGGTTATCTATGAGTTATAATAAAACAAAAACAGATCCAGAGTTGGGTCAACAAGTACACGAGTACTTAGTTAAAATGGGTGTTGAAACACCTACATTGCCAAACAGTTTAGACAGAAAAGATAAGATTGACCGCATTGAAGAACATTTTACTGCCATCATGCAATATCTAGGTCTCGATTTGACTGATGACAGTTTGACTGAAACACCAAAGCGTGTTGCTAAAATGTATGTCAATGAAATCTTTTGGGGACTAGACTACGAAGCATTCCCTAAATGTACAACAGTTAATAACAAGATGCACTATAACGAAATGGTTGTAGAGCGTAATGTTAATGTTCAATCTAACTGCGAACATCATTTTGTAGTCATTGATGGATTGGCTACTGTAGCTTATGTACCTAAACAAAAGGTGTTAGGTCTTAGTAAGATCAACCGTATCGTAGAATATTTTAGCAAGCGACCTCAAATCCAGGAGAGGTTAACAGAGCAAATTTTTCACACCTTACAGTTCATCCTTGAGACAGAAGATGTTGCAGTTATGATTGATGCACAACACTATTGTGTGAAATCACGTGGTGTAGAAGATACAGGTAGTAGTACTGTTACATGTCGTTTAGGTGGTGGGTTCAAAAGTGATCCGGCAGCAAGACAAGAGTTCTTACAAATTGCTAATAAGGGGTGCAAATAATGTTAAAAGATAGACGAGCCCTGTTAGAACAGGATATTAAAAAAGCGCATGAAGCGGCAGCAAATTTGTATTTGCATATTGTTACTACTGACGGGGATATTTACAGTACCGAATATCAATCTCTTAGAGACAAAATTATGGATCTACAGTTTGACCTCAATGTAGTAAATCAATTAATTCACCGAGGACACAAATAATGGGATTTAGAAAACCAATGGATTATAATAGTGTACACCATCAAATCTACATTGCGGGTGTAGAACTTCATAGTCATTACAACGACGGCTTTAATCAATTTGAAATCAAAAAAGATTTACATAGATTAAAATGGTTATTAGACGAAATCATGTTAGGTGCACCTACTTTTGCAGGTGAAGAAGAATTCTTAAAAGAACATGACCAAGTTAAAATGTGGAGGACTCTTTCAAAATGATATTCAATCATATTAAAGAATTAAAATTACAAGGTAAAAAGATTGGCATTACCTTTAGTACATTTGACATGCTACACGCAGGTCACGTTGCTATGTTAAGCGAAGCAAAGAATCATTGTGATTATTTGATTGCAGGATTACAAACTGATCCAACTATTGATAGGCCCGATACCAAGAACAAACCTATTCAAAGTATTGTAGAACGCCAGATTCAACTTGCGGCTTGTCGTTATGTAGATGAAGTGGTGGTTTATCAAACTGAACAAGACTTGATTGACTTGTTACTTATTCTACCATTAGATATCCGTATTTTGGGTGAAGAGTACAATGATACCAACTTTACCGGTCGTTCAGAAGGT